GTCTATCAAGTCTTGCGGCTGCTAATGGATATTGCTTTCTAAATTTGGCATCTTTCTTAGCTAATTCTAAATCATACTTCTCAGCGAAATACTCCATATATTGATCAACTTTCTTTTGAAACCATATACCCATAGTGGTACCCTGAAACCACTGGTAGAATGATGATCCGATTATAGAACCTAATATCGATTTAAGCGTAAGTATTAATAGCCAATGCATGTCACTTCTCCGTTTTAGCTAAGGTTTTAATTGCTTTGACATAGTTAGGCATTCCGTGATCTACAACTCCATCAAAGAATTTCCATCTTTTCCATGAGTTAATAATACCATAGAACGCATCGGCCCAAGTAGGCTTAAGTTGCTTATCACCAAATCTATTAAAGTAAATCATTTGACCATGATGTCTAAATCCTAACCATGCTGGAGGGATTCTACATACGATATCATTATTATTCATAAACCTATAATGATCTGATTTTATATTTTTGATGAAGTGTTTACCTCCGACTCTTGGTGAGCCAAAAGTAAATAACTCTTCTGGTTGATAACGAGTTGCTGCAATGGTTGCCATAGCAGCGCCTAATGAATGACCAGTGAAATATATATCCTTTCTCACTTTTAGTTGATCGTTGTGATCAAGCTCTTTTACAATGTCCATCCATACGTCATCGACCTCTTCTTGGAATCCTCCATGAACTTTACCTCCGGCCTTGGCTGTATTTTTAATTACTTTTAAATCTGCTAATACGTCATTTAATTTTGCAGGTTCAGTTCCTCTAAAAGCAAACCACATATCGTTTCTATCTTTGGCAATAAGTACCTCAGCACCGTCTCTACTAATAATCTTACCTGAAGCAAATCCTAATTTTTTACAAGCTGCATCGGCGGGCTTAGGATTCATATATGCTATAGCTGATAACTTTGCCGCTACTTCAGCTCTTTCCCATAATGTCATATCATCTTTCATTCTACTCATTTTCTTCTTTCTCCACTTTGATTTCAACTGCTGCAGCTTGCTCATCATTTATTGTTACGTTCCTATAGTAGACTATCACCTCACCGAGCTGATTAATATATCTTTTGATTTCCTGCGTATTATATGACATTAACTCATAATCTGCAACTGTCATAGCATAGAATACAATGTCTCCGCCATGTTTCTTTTTGATATCATCGATAAACTTATCAAGATACGTATGTCCTTCTGGATATAAATCTTCTTTACCTAACTTACAATCACGTTCCTTGGTCTCTGGATTCTTTAAACAATTCTCAATTATCTTAGCATCAGATACTACATACCACTTAGGTTCTTTTAAATCAATTGCTCTTGGTAATACAGGCTGAACAATTTCTATTTTTATCGGCTTAGTTATAATCTCAACTTCTCTTGGCGCCTGTTGCCATAGACTACAACCACTAATCGTTAAGAGAGCTAATACGCTGACTATCTGCTTCAATCGCATCAAAGACCTCCTTCGTTTTATTATTGGCTCTAAGTTCTATCATACCAGGTTTGGCTGATGCTAACTTAGCAAGATTATGACGTCTAAATATGTCCAGATATTCAGCCATCTCTGTTTCGTATTGTTGATTTTTAACTTGTAAACCGCTCAAGGCTTGAGTAGTCTGCTGTAGATTGTTTTGAATTGCTTCAATAGCCGCTTTCTGCTCTTGATCTCTTAGGTCTTGTGCTAGTATGACTTTAGTCTGTTCTTCCAACTTATTCATCATGGGTATAACAGAAAAATTGTAGTACATAAATCCTGCTACTCCCATCGCCATTATAATACCCATCAATAATTTGCTCATACTATTATTTCTCTATTTTTTTAGACTCGGCCTTTTTCCTTCTTGCAAGTATTCTTTCAACAAATTTACGGCCAGCTTTTGTTCTACCGTCGTAAATATCTTTCTTTTTCTTTTTCTTATCGTGCACTGCGTCTGACGGCATTGATACACCACCACCGCCTACTGAATTAGCAGCTTCTTCCCACATATCTTTAAATTTTTTCATCTTTTTATATCCGCACTCGTTATGAGTATTTTTTGTTTTGTTAGAACATGTTCCACTTGAAATACATTCAATCCAAATATAGAACCACTAGGTTTCGTAAAATCGCCCACGCGTACTACACCATTTCTATGTGCAATAACATCACCAGTAATAGGTGAAGCAATATCTTGAGTAAGAGTATAAAATCCTGGAGACAGTTTTCCATCCCTTTCAAACCATGCTGTATTCTCTGATAGATCGATTGTTTCTTCTAAATCATCAAATACCTTACATAAAACATCTTTTATTTCTTCATCTGTTAATTTAGCATTTTCTTTGATTAAGAATAGTGCTGCGGCATAAGTAGCCAATCTCGTACTTCCACCAGGAACTTTTTGCATTATCCTCTTTACATTAAAAACTAATCTATGAAAAACAGTATATGATGATTTTTCCTGTGGTGTTTTACGATCTGCAGCTTTCTTAATTGCCTTTCCAGACTTATCTATTATACCCAACTCAAAAGCTTCAGTTTTTTCCCAAGGTGTGACTAAGAGCTTTAGGAATCTAAAGGCGTAGAATAAGTCTGCTGTTCTTGATACTATACTCATTAAATGTTCCTAAGTCTTTCTATTACGTTTGTGTCTAAAGGTATTTCAACCATATAATCTTCTGGTAAATAGTTTAAGAATACCAAAAAGGTTTTTAGCTGAGAGTAATGCTCTGGTTCTATTTTAAACCACATCATCCTATTAGCAGCTTTTATACCAAATACGTTATACAAAACTATAATGTGATTTAATATTAGCCTTTCTTGTAAATCACCAGATTGTTCATAACGTCTAAGTAATCTTTTAAGATACTTAAATCTTGTTAAATCTTCTTTAAACTCTTCGATCTCAATACATTCCGGATTGTTATAATGTTGAGATGCGAAGAGTTCAAAGTTTCTACTAGTCAGCTTTTCAAAAATTTTCATCATATATTATATATAATATTAGTCTGATTCGTTATCAGCCTCATAGTTCTTATCAACATAATCAAAAAACTCTTTTTTCTTCTCGCCTTCAAGCTCGCCAGGTGAAGTTACGCCGAACTTCTTAAGAGCAGCTTTAAAGAATTTTTGATATCTTTCTTTATCTTCCTGCATCTTAGTTTTCTTTTTGTTCATGCCATAAGCTTCTTCTACTACTTGCTCAGTAACTTCTTCATTGGCAAGTTGTAATGCTGCTGCAACTTCTTTATCTTTAGACAAACCTTTCTTCATCTTTTCGATTTTCTTTACGGCTCCTGTCATATTACCACCCATCTTAAGAGCAATATCTACGGCTTTCTTAAGAAGTTTCTTATCAACAGCTTCGTCAATAGCTTCTTCTTCAACTTTTTCTTCTAAGTCTTCATTTTCTTTAACTACAGAACCATCTTCTTTAGCACCAGATTTTTTAACAGTGTGCTTAGCTTTAAAGTCCTTTTCACCCTTTGCTTTTGGCTCAGCAACTTCGTCTACTTCAGGCTTTTCGTGTGTATAACCCTTATCGGCAAGAGCTTTATGCTCTGCTTCGTCCTTGGCTACTTCTTTTTCGCCAGTTTCAGGATGAAACATATCATGTGGATATTTTCCTTCCTCTTTTACTTTGCCTTCAAGCACATCGCTAACGGTGTCAGCAATGCTTAAAGTCGTGTTATCTTTAAGTTTCATATTAGTTCTCCTATTTTATGAAAAACATTCCTGTAATTGCTGTAGCCGAGGCTGCGATTACTATCCAGAATAATTTATTTATTATGTTTACGGTTTGGGCATTTTCACGCACAAGTATTTCTAACCTATCAACTCTATTTATAAGAGTTAATATCTGTTCTCCTTGTTGTTTACCGAATTCAGTTATGGTTGAGATTCTCTCCTCGGCTCTGGCCAGCGAGATTATTACATCCGACATCTTATCGATTTTTTCTTCGATTCGATCAAGTCTTGCGGCTTGCTCTAATCTTTGCTCAGCTGCACTAGCCATAGTTACATATCCTTAATTTCAGAGGGGTTGCACCCTTGATTAATCTATGGTATTCAGATTTTTGTATTCTAAACACCATACCTTTTTTTAGAAGCCAAGGGAGACAGTCCTGAATTTGAAATTGCCATCCCTCTCCTTCTAAAATTTCTATTTCTCTATCATCATGATCACGATGCCATACATATTCAGCATCTTCCCTCGAAAGGTCAAATTCCCTTATTACTCCATCTTCCCAATACGGTTTACCAAAAGTAAGATCCACCACCTTTAAGCCCCAAGTCTTTGGCATATTTAGGTAATCTGCACGCCCAATAGCCAGCTTTAGTTTTATCGGTTTTAGTATCACAGTTATGACGAGCAGCAAAATTTCTTGCAGCGTCTCGGTCATTAATCTTAGATGTTAAACCGCCCTTTTCGTCACCAAATTCAATCTTTTTCACATTACCCGTTTTAGGATTTTTCACATAAACAACATACTTCTTTTTCCCACTAGATCGTTTTGGTTTGTTTAACTCCTGCTCTTCATCAATTTCTATCATTGGTTGATCCAAAGGTACATGTTGACCTTCATATAAACCAAATCTCTCTTCAATATGTTCTAAAAACGTGTGCATTATTTTCCCTTGATAGTCCTTACAACTTTACTTACTATCATTTTACTCGCTACTTGATATGCAAATCCATATCCCCATATTGCATGAAATGTATGATTCTTTTCTATTGCTTCTTTGCCACCAAAGTTTTTAGTCCAGTTATCTACATATTCACCTTTATATCTTAGCACGGCGTGTGATACTTTCCATTTACTAGGACCAACCAAACATATACCGGCCTGGTGTGTTAATAGCATCCACCACATCTTAAGATGACTTTCTCCACATAATCTCCAAAGAATAGTAAGCGCATAGTCTTCGCAATCACCTACTAGTTTACCGTTTTCATCTTCGGAATAAATAATTTTCCATGCATCATTCATGCCATATTGCTCTTTATCGTATCGGTATTTCCATTTACTATTAAACGATGATACAATTTTATCTCTTGCGTATTCTTCTGCGGTCTTCATTTCTTTTGCCCCTTTATCCATTTTAATGCTATTGCATTTTCCGGTGATTTTGCAGCCCAGGTTTTTATGTCTTTATACGCTTCTAACGTTGAGGCTTCTATATCGGATCCTTTAGAGTTATCTATAATAATCATTCTATTTCTAAACAACCCTTGGAATTTACCAATGTTTTGTTGTACACCTTTCCACATTTTAGTCACCATATCATCAGGCAGTGATCGAGGCCTCATTTTATTTCTTTCTAATGCTGTGTCTAAGTCTGTGTTTACAAAAATCATATGCACTGCATATCCAATTGTCCTTAACATATCAACCTGTTTTTTAATCTTAGTGTAGTCTTTACCAGTACCATCAATAACAAGACCTAATCTACCGTTTAAAGCCAATTTCATCTGCTTACCGGTTAAAGATTTTGCACTAGCTCTTACTGCCTGCCCTTGAGCCGAAGCTATATCTTTTGGATCAGTTGTTAGGCCGGCCTTTTTTAATCCTTTTTCAAATGCATCATCTGAGTTTATCAATCTAAATCCCAATGCTTGCAAGGCAGTTTTACCCACAATGAATGATTTACCGCTTCCAGGTCCGCCTGCTAAGAATACAGCTTTAAATATAGAAGGATCATTTACACCTTCCATTATGTCAAAATGTTCTTTAAAATTATCCACCGAATTCGTGCCCTGCTACTCTTTTCATTTGCTTTTTAAATTCAGCAAAGTCTGGTTTACTTTTGTAAAGCTTAATTGATATCTCACTTCTATCTTTACCTTTAATTCTCCAGTTATAACCTTGTTCTTTATGTTCCGGTTTTGTCGTCTTTACTACTCTACGCTTAAAACCATTTTCCCATGATTCTGAACCTTCCGATAACTGTTCATCAATCATTATAGCAAGGACGTGAGGATCAAGACCAAACTGATTCGCAATCCTGCCTGCGTAATATTCTTTACCATGCCTTGGTTTAGGACCATGTTTATACATGATCTCTTTTACTTTATCAATTGCACGTTGATACTTCTTTTTAAAAATTGTATCTGCAGCAAGTTTTTTAATCAATTGATGAGTAGTTAATTCACCTAACGCTACTGGCAATTTATCAAACATTTCTTGAAATGTTTTCACTTTATTCTTTTTCCTTTTTTTAATACTGCCATAGCATCTTTCTTATCCATTCCCATACTATATGGATCTACTAGCCATGCTAAAAGATCTTTGACATTTCCTGACACTTTAATAGTAGCATTTTTTCTGTCCCATCGATCTAGATAAACACCGACATCTTGGAAATCACCTTGGTATTCCCTAGGATCACCCATGTCCCAATTAACTTCTATCTGCTTATTTGCTTCTCGTATTTCTTGAAATGTTTTCACTTTATTTTAGCACCTTCGCTAATTCTTGAACTGTCATAACTTTAATATTGCCTTCCTGATCGACAGTACCAAACTTTAAAGTTTTACCGTCAAGTCTTGGCTTAATGGTATATGCAGATAGTCCACCCTTTTTACCTGGGATATTATGGACTGTTCCATCTTTATCCATTTTAGGCTTTCCTCTATGACTTGGATTGTCGTTGCCAAGTGCTTCATCAACAGACTCTTTCTTAACCACCTTTGAACTATTTTTGTCAATGAAATCAGCTGATTTATTTTGAGCACTACGATCGCCTCCTCTAGCATATGCATCTAGATATGCTTGAGCATGAGCTTCGGCATGTTTAGGTGATTTCCAGCCAACTGATCCAAGGTACATCACTTTACCAGTTTTTTTGTTTTTAACTTCGGCTCGATGGCCGCCGAATTTAGACTTTTCTGACCCTACAACATATTCTGCTGGATCAAATCTCTCTCTTAATTGCGTAAATTGTTTCATTAACTTCCCCTTACTTTAGCAGCTAGGTCTTTATCAGCCCCGCCCCATGTTCCTTTTGATTTTGTTGCAAATGAATTAACCCGTGCTAATCCCCATTGTGTTGGATTTGTTCCTGGTCTATGACTTGATTTCCAAGCTGCGTATCCTCTATCAAATACCTTTTTTAATATGCCATAAGGCATACCAGATTTATCAGCTTTCTTTTGAAGTGCTTTCTTTGCATCAGCTTCTTCTAAAGATTGTGAGAAGCTTTTCATTTCTCCAAACTTCCTTTTAAACTCTTTCGTATGATCGCTTTCTGGAGCATTAGGTCTTGGCTTATTATGTGCCTCTTTTTCCTTTGCATTCATATCAGAGTATTTCTTTTCTTCCAAATGCTCAACGTCATCTAACCAAACACGTTTCTTCCATTCACCAAATTCGACAACCAAGAAGTTCGTACCACATCTCTGAATCATTCCAATTTGATTTGTTTCTTTTAGAACAACCTCATCTCCAGGCTTAAACAACTCACCCTCGATAAATTTTTCTCTTTGCTCGGATACTGGTTCTAGCTCTACATGTTTGCGGTGCATGTGAGTTTCTTTTAGTCCCATACCTTTTCTAATTGTATTAAATAATGCTTTTGAATCTTTATAACCTTGTGGCATTCCTTTAGTAAAGTTTTCTAAATCATTATCTGAGGCATAAGCTCTGAGTTTAGACGCTGACATACCAGCTACACCTTCAGCGTCTGGATCTCTTTCTCCAGCTGAAACCACTTTTATACCTTTTTCAAAATTATAGAAACCGTGTCTAGAATCAACACCATTATATTTGTTGAGCAGAGTGTCAAACTCTTTTAGCCTATCTGAACCAGCAATCATTGTTACTGATGTAAAGCCTTGGCCATATAACTTAACACAAATATCTAATGCAGTTCTAACGTCGGCATCGGCCATTACGCTTCGCGCGTGCTTTGGAAACATTTTACGTAGAAACTTTACTTTATCTTTAAACGACAAAGGGTTTTTCTTAGGATCTTGAGACTTTGAACCGTATATTCTATATGGATTAGATCCGGCCGTTTTCTTTAGCTTATCAAAAAGTTTTTCATGACCCGACGTTGGTGGATTAAATCGACCAAAAACAAAGTATACTTCGCCTTTAGCTTCAGTCAAATATTGGCTAAAACTCTTAAATTCCATTTTACGCATCACCACCTTTGCTTTTTAACTTGGCTCTATCTTTCGCCTTTACTTGAGGAAGCAATTTCTTAGCGATTTTCTTAATAGCAGCTTTTTTCTTATCTAACTTCTTTTCAATACTTTGACGTCCAGCAAATGACAAGTCGCTTTTGCTTTTGTTTTTTAGTATTTTTTTAATTAGAATTTCGCGAGCTTGTTTCTCTGCACGCTGCTTTAGTTTTTCTGGGGATGCTAACTTTTTGGATGCTTTCTTTTTTCCAAGTGCTATTTTAGCTTTGTTTTTTCTGAATGCGGCTTTCATCTTCATACGATGTTGAAGAGACATTGCCTCTGAAAAATCTGCATTTTCTTCAGATATATCTGCGCTGTGATCTTTGAACGATTTCATCTTATCCTCGGTTCCATTTAGTTAGGATTATCCCAACCTTTAATTATATCTTTGCTAAAGTTATTAGTAGAAAATTCTAATCTATCAACAAGCTTAACAGCTCCACCTTCCATACGATCTATAGCAACAAAACCCTCTGGGTTGGTCACTTTAAATCCGGACTTAGTCTTAACAAACGTATTAATTTTACTTAGTTTGTTAAGTTTATTTATAATAATTAATTTGCTATCTGTCACCAAATTATGCAAATCAAACACTTTTTGTAAACTTTTTATATTTGATTTGTCAAAAAATGCAAGTAATTCGTCACGTTTTGCTATTTGTACATCTTTTCCCTTTTGGCTGCTTCTCTTATCGATTTCTTTTTGGTATCTAGCTTGAACAAACATAACAAGCCCAGTTGCATGTTTCTTAGTATCAGTAATACGTTGACCATCTCTTACTTTAGTGTTGTTATATACATTAATCATAAGATTCAGTTCTTTGTTACCTTCGATTGTTTTAAGAGTTGATGATGATATTGTTCTAAATATTTTGCCAGCTTCTGATAATTTTTTATTTAAATCATCAGTTTCTTTCTTAGTTAAAGTCGCAGTCCCGGATAAATCATCTAGGGTTGCATCTTGCATCCATACGTCTTTAGAAGGTCTAAGTTTGCTAACAATTTCTTTCCCAAACTCAGCTCTCATTGTTTCGAACGTTGCTCCAGAATAAGTTGTATGCCACACAATTCCGATTTTAGCCGATTGAATCGTCTTACCAAGTGTGCTGCCAGTAGGTACTGCATAAGCGATAGTGTTAGGATGAAACACAACATGACTAACTCCATTTATATTCTCCTTCTTAAGGTCAGACTTATCAAACATAAAGTCGCCTTGTACAACGCCTTTAATTCCTAAAGGCTTTAGATAATCATAGGCCATCTTTAATTTCTTAGATAAATCACCGGATGTATCTGCATCGATATCAGCATGAGACTTATAAATTTTTGGATTGGCATTAAAGATACCCTTTTTTGCAACAAAGAATTGCCCATCCGATGGATCTTCACCTGCAAATACGGCGGGGGCGCCGTCCCACTTTACGGTTATGTCTACTGCAGCTTTTGCATTACCGGATAACATATCTCGCAACGACCTGAGTGCAAGTATAGCCTGGCGCGCCCCCTTAACTCCGCCGTCAAGAATGAGATCCTCGATATGAATCATATGAGTGTTCTTTCCTGCGGCTTCTGATAATTGATTTTTAAATGATTTCATTATTGATATACCTTTACATATGCGCTAGAATCTTCGGATTTAGATCCAGCGTAATTTACTATTTTTGTTATCCATCGATTTGCTTTTGGACCCATGTTTTTATCTACGTTATATAGTGTATATAAGCATGCTAATTTAGAATGTATCCAGATAGCATCTTTAGCAAACAATTCTTTTTCGAATTCTTCATAAGAATCATTTTTATAAAAATGACTATACATATCGTAAAATATTTTAATAGATCTTTTATCTTTTTTAGTAATATTTTTAGCTATTTTATTGACTAATTTATTGTCTGGTATTTTTCTTCTAAAGACTTGTTTCAAAGCTTCTTGCATAACACCGTATCCAGCTCCACCGCCTCTAGCAGTTTTAAGTCTAATTTCACCTTTAATAGCTCCGCCGGCAGAACCTGCTCTTAAATCAAGTTTGCCATCATCGAATATTACAGTGGCTCCTTTATTAGACCAGAAAGTACCACGCTTTTCGCCTTGAAATATGATAGATTGAATTTTGTGATCGTCAGTGTCAGGGGGTAGTTTGATATTGTATTCTTTCAACTTGGCTGTTTTTTTGACGAGCTTAAGTGATATTGCTACAAGGTTTCGATCAACAAAGGCTTGTAACAATGCTTTATTATATGCGGCAATATTTTCAGTATTTAGAGTTGATAATTTGTAACTTTTTTCAACGGCCCAGATATCTCCAGGATTCCATTTATCATCTTTGACAGGTTTTTGATCTGAATTTTTATATGCAACATTTTTATATGCATATATTGTATTCATCAATTTGCTATTTCTATGGAACGTTTGTGACTTATTGATATAGCCATTTTTAATAAGAAGAAGTGCAGATTCGTATGATGAGTGAAACCAACCATCTTCAACTGATAATACTTCATCCAAAGTTGCATCAACGTAAACTCTTTTATATGCGGATTTAATTATCTCTTCGCTCATAAAGAATTCTTTATCTTGAATGCCGTTATCTAGCATAGCTTGACAAATAACGCATTGGTGCGATTCGGTTATTTTGGTATTAAGAGTACCGCCACCTGAACCGCCGCCGCCACCAAAGACAGAACCTTTTCCAAGCTCTGACGAACTAATAGTTTTACCGTCTCCATGCAGCGGAAATGGCTTATTTAGTTTTTTGAAAATTTCAATTTGAGAAAGAGCATCATCAATTTCAGTGACAATAAATGTACCACCCTTAGCTAGTTCAAGGGGCTTTTTGTCTCTTATAAGTCTAGTAAGAATATCTAAACGATCTTCACCAGTAACTGAATTCGGTTTATTTAGCTCTGAAGGAGTTAATTTTACTGCCTCTTTGACAGTATCGAAAGATAAAAAATTTTTCATAATAGCATTATACCATTCCTAGTGAAGTTTGTACAATACTATTTATACTATTTTTTACTTCGGTGTTTAGGATTGTACGACTTATTTGGCCAGACATCGTCATTTTCATCAACAGTAATAATGCCGATTAGTTCTAACATATCTATCATTTTTTCTCCGCCTTGCTTCATTCCTATATTATAGGAAGAAAAGCCGACGCCAAGTACACAACAAACAAATATAATATATTCCATTAGACCTCACCATTATAACGAAAACAAATCGATTCATGACCATGCGCAAGCATGCCTTTATGAAATCGCCGTGCCTCATCTTCATATTTAAAGATATATTCAGCTACTAAATCACTATGATTGTTAACTGCTATTACTTTCCAGCTATCCACTATCCGTTCCTCATGTATTTTGACGCGGGCTTTAGTTCAACAAACTTCCTACGAGATTTCGAAAATTGCTTCATAGGAGACTTAAATTGAGTATACTTCTTTGTGCCAGTAGCTTTAAAGCCAACGCATTGGCCATGCTCGTTTAAAATGTAAGTATGATTAGGAACTGCATATCCTGCATCATCCCAATTGGTTATTTCTTTTAACGCTTTATACTGTGTAGACATAAACATCTAACCTTTCTGCATGTTTTAATGGAAGAGACTGATCGTACGCTCTAGGATGTTTTCCATCAGCAATTGCTGCTGCGGTTCTTGGCCCTCTACCTTGACACTTAACTCGGTATCTAGTAGACTTAACAGGTTCGACGTCAGTCCAACCACTTTGAAATCTATAGTTGTTCGTTTTGTCTTTCTGAGCAGCCATTTTGTTTATAGCTTTTACAGTTGACCTAACAGTTTCGAGTTCTAACATATCACCTGCACTTTTAGCGTGTGCAGTCATTACATAGCTATCACTTATATTTCCTTTTTTCATAATATAATTCCTTATCAATTGTTTAATATAAAGCTATTATACAATAGTTTTACACATTTGTACACACTTTTTTGTTAAAAAAGTATATAAGTTTCTATACGCCGTGAGTCATGTGCTCGTAAGAATCTTTGCATTCTTTAAGCTTGTCGCCACACGCACATGTTTCTGATTCTTCGATTGAAGGAGCTCCTACAATAGATCTGACTTGATCTTCAGCGAGAGTCACTCCTACCAGAGTTGCGATTACTTCTTCTAAATTTGGTTCATACATAATATTTTCCTTAAATTCCTGTCCATCGTACTGCAGCTTTGTTGTAACCTTCGAGGATATTTCCTCTTGCAAAGTTAGTAGCTGGAGCGTTATATCCAGCAGCCATTAGCATATCACCAATCTTAAACTTCTCATTAGTTTTGTTATCGATGGCTTTAGGTGATTTTTTGACAATGAAACCGACTACGCTTGAAGCACCA